ACGTAAAGCACAGTTCATTGAATCGCCAGGCATTGAACGTTGGACTATCCCAGTACTTACTGAGATGTTTCGCCAATTTAATCTTGGTATTGAAAACCAAATATTTTTACCTAACATCGGCATGTCATGTGGCACTTGTGGCGTAAAGGAGTATTGTTACGCCGTCGGTGGCCAACTAGCAGAAATCTTTGACCCGCTTTCACAAATAAAATAACCAAACCAAAGGAGCAATACAATGGCAACAGAAGGAACCAAGTTCCAAGTCAACTTTAAGTTGGCTGATGGAACATTGATTAACGTATACGCAACTGATTCAGCAGAATTAGAAGCGCAACTAGCAACTATCCAAGATAGCGCATCACTTATTGGTGCAGTATCAGGAGCACTAGGTAACGCAAGTGGAGTGCGCAACGCAGTTGCATCACTAGGCGCTACATCAGCAGCACCAAGCAGTGTTGTAGATGATGGCCACTGCCACCACGGCAAGTTGGTTTACCGTACCTCTAAGCCAGGAGCGGCTAAGGAGTGGAAGGGTTGGTTCTGTCCGTCACCGCAAGGTACACCAGACCAATGTTCTCCTAGATTTATTCGCTAGGTAGAAGATGCTGTCACTCACCCAAGCGGCAGCGAAAAGCACTAATGATTATGCACTACTGCCAGACCTGTTTCCTCCTCTAGCAAGAGAGGGAATCAGGTTTCGGCGGGGGCAGTTAACAATGATTGCTGGGCAACCAAACGCTGGCAAATCTTTATTGGCTCTCTGGATGGCAGTGCAGATGAAGGTGCCAACGCTGTACATATCCGCAGATACAGACGCTTACACAACTACTTTACGTGCAGCAGCCATGATTACTGGCAACTTGGTAGACAAAGTAGAAGAAGCATTTATTACTGGTCAAGGTAAAGAATTTTACACTGAAGAATTATCCAGTATAAAACATTTGCAATTTGATTTTGCACCGTCACCAACTCTTGATGAGATTGACCTAGCCATACGTGCTTATGCTGAGGCATATGGTGAGTATCCCCATATGATTATTGTGGACAATGCGATGAACGTGGTATCGCTACACAATGATGAATGGTCTGGCCTTCGTGAGATAGCCAAGGCTATGCACCATATAGCACGTGAGACAGAAGCCTGTGTTGTATTACTACACCATACCTCAGAGAATGAGGGCAGGGCTGATACGCCTCCTGCTCGTAAGGCTATCCAAGGTAAGATTGCACAACTGCCAGAGTTAATTCTTACAGTTGCGTTACTGCCATACACTGGTGAGTTTAGAGTTGCTGCTGTTAAGAATCGTTTTGCAAAACATAATCCATCTGGCTACCAATTCACAACCTTGTGGGCTGACGCCAGCAGAATGAGCCTTTACTCAGACAAAGCGGCTGAGTATGTAGCAAGCACAATGAGAGAATTAAACGATGAGCGCGAAGAATAAACGCAAAGGTTCTATGTTTGAGACTAGCATCTTGAAGTGGCTTCGGTCCAAGGGTGTTAACGCTGAGAGATTACGGCTGGCTGGCAAGGATGATGAGGGTGACATCGTTGCTATAGTTGCAGGTCAGCCGTATGTTTTTGAGTTGAAGGCTACGGTAAAGATGGACTTACCTCAGTTCTGGCGTGAAGCCACAACTGAAGCCTTTAACTATGCTAAAGCGCGTGGGCTGGAAGTCGTGCCTCCAGCCTATGTGATAGTTAAACGTCGCATGGCAGGGCTAGAGCAGTCGTGGGTTATCCAAGACTTAGAGCAGTGGTTGCGGATACAAGGTGATATATAAGCCAGACATTGGTGCAGTGCTAGAACAGTATGGCGTTAAAGTTTTGGATAGACATGGTTGGGTACCTTGCAAGTGTGTCATACACGATGACGCGCAAGCCAGTGCCGCTTACAACCTAGATGAGCAGTCATACAACTGCTTAGTATGTCAAGTGCTCGGAGATGTATACACATTAGTGCAAGCAAAAGAAGGGTTGGAATTCAAAGATGCTAAAGGCAGAGCAGAGAGCCTCGCTAACGGAGTCCGCAGAAAAATACTACAACAATCTAACACCACAGGCAGTCTCTTACCTTCAGGGACGAGGAATAACAAAGGAGGCGGCAAGTTCATTCCGTCTTGGAAGCGTCGTTGACCCCAGTGCTGGCCATGAGCATGCACTTGGTAGGCTTAGTATTCCTTACCTCACTCCTGCTGGCGTGGTTGGTATCAAGTTCCGAGCCATTGACCAGACAACGCCTAAGTATCTGTGGCCTACTGGCCAAAAGATTGGGCTATTTAATGTGCTTGACTTGCATAAGAGTAGCGACACGATTGCCATTTGCGAAGGTGAGATTGACACAATTATATTATCGGGTGTCGTCGGCATACCTGCGGTGGGAGTTGCTGGTGTATCTCAATGGAAGCCCTGGTTCCCTAAACTTTTTGAGTCTTACAACCGCATATTCATTTTCGCCGATAATGATGTTAAAGAAGATGGGCGAAACCCAGGTCAAGAACTGGCCAAAAGAATAAAGGAAGATTTAGAGCGGGCAGAAATCATCCACTTACCAGACAACAAAGATGTTAATGATGTATACTTACTGGATGGTAACAACTGGTTCAATGAACGTATCGCGGCTTAAGCCATGACTACGATAGCCTGCATACAAGGGCCAGACTGGGTAGTTATCGGTGCTGATTCGCAGTCCTCTGACGAGGATGGCTTCACCATTATGATTCCAGATGGAAAGATATTTAAGAATAACAACATAGTATTTGCTGCCGCTGGTGCGGTGCGTGGTATCAACCTACTACAGCACGACTTCACGCCACCACCTATCAACACCAAAGACATAGACAAGTATGTAACTAGGCAGTTGATACCATCCATACGCAGGACGTTTGCTGAGGCTGGGTATGAGGTAAGCAAGGCTGAGGCTTCAGTTGAGAATGACAACGTGTGGATTATCGTAGTCAAGGGGCAGGTCTATCGTCTTGATTCTGATTACTCATGGGAAAGAACAGTAGATAATCTTTATGTTGCTGGTAGTGGCGAGCGCTTTGCACTCGGTGCTATGTCTGCTCTTGCTGATGGCAAGATGATAGATGATGTAGTTAAAGCCAAGAAGATAATAACTAAAGCACTGCAGACAGCAATCAAGTACGACTCATCAACAGGTGGAAAGATAACCATTAACGTGGTAACCAATGGCTGACCTATCAGATTTTGATTTAGATTTTACCTTCGGACAAGAGGGTGAAAAGTTAGTCCGAGATATTCTAACTGGCGGACTAACAGTAGAAGTTAAACGAGATAGGCGTTGGGTACAGACAGGTAACATCTATATTGAGACTGCCTTCTACTCACGTTCTACTTACAACTGGGTTGAGTCAGGGCTGATGAAAACTAAGGCTGATAGGTGGGCGTTCATCCTTGAGGATTTAGTTATCATCGTACGCACTGATGATTTGAAGAAAGCGATTGACAAGTACGGCAGACCCATTAGCAATGAAAAGGAACCTAATCCAAGTAAAGGTTTCTTACTCACAGTTAATGACTTAATGGATATACAGCGTGCCTAACTATCCAACGTTTATGTACGGCCCTAAGGATGGGGCACCAGTACCAGCAATGTTGTGGGCGCTAGATGAAATTGAACTACAAGAAAAGAACAGTCGTGGTATTATCATTCATAAGTACCTAATAAATTATGATGACAAGTCCTACTACTACACAGGTGCAACTTCAGAGGAGGAGAACAATGAGTGACAGAAGACATGGAGATAGCGTTGCGGCTTTTACAACAGGCGGGGATGCTGATTGTAAGTGTGGACAACAAGAGCAACCAAGTGTTAGTACAGTTACCACTGACAAGGAATTCGCCCAAGCCGTCTGGGAAATAATGGATGAGTTGGGTAACTTACTTATCACCAAGCAATTAGATTACGGCAGTGGCAATGTCAACAATGCACACGGTGGACCGCTCAATGGATTACTTGTACGCATAGGCGATAAGTTTGAACGGTTAAAGAACTTGACCAAGAAGCAAGGTATCAAGCCACAGCACGAGAGCATTGAAGATTCGTTTAAGGACTTAGCAAACTATGGTGTCATCGGACTGATGGTACAGAGGAACAAGTGGCCGAAGAACTAACCAAGTACATAGAAAAGATTAAGTCTGCCAAGACTAATCTCTCGCCAGAGGATAAAGATTTCCAATGGATGGAAGGTTTTAACCATGGCCTTGAGTGGGCTGTTCGTATCCTGACAGGAGACAAGAGCGCATCGTGAGTAAATATGAGGCTAAGCGTCGCAGTAATTACAAGTCGCGGTACAAGATTACACTTGAAGAGTATGACGAATTGCTAGAAAAGCAGGGTGGTTTGTGTGCTATCTGTTCACAACCAGAGAAGTTAACTAAGGATGACAAGTTGCATAAGATGGCAGTAGACCATAACCACGAGACTATGCAGGTGCGTGGGCTATTGTGTATGAATTGCAATACGAGGCTTGGATATTTTGAAGGCAAAGGGTTACTTACTCGTATGGTTTCCTACTTGA